GCATTAATGCGCGGGCACCAGGTAAAGGTTTCGGTTGCCATGTTTCACCCATAAAAAAACCCGCCGTAGCGGGTGGTAAATTGATTTTTAGCGCTTGCCCTGTGTGGCGTTCCACAACGGAGTGCCGGGCTTGCGCAGCTGCGAGTTGATGGTATCGAGAATGGCGCCGGTGAGCTGGTTAGCCACCGCGCCGGCGGCGTTAGTGTTGCCCTGCGCACCACCTGTGCCGCCTGTGAAATTAATAGCCCCGATGCTGACGCTGACGCCCGTGCCGCCCTGCGTGCCGTTGCCCAGCGCTTTTACGCCCAGCCTGCCGGTGGCGTCGCGGGTCAGCGGCATAATGGCTTCCGGTCCGGCCTCGCCCATCAGCAGCACCTTTGGCAAAGGCAAACATCGTGGGGCTACTAACTATGCTGCTGCTGAATTTACTCAGATCTGCAGATTCATAAACGCCGCCTTTGGCGTTAAGCTGAATGCCCGCAGCCGCAGAGTTATATGCACCAGAAGGCGTTGAACCAACTGCCGTAGACGCACCGAAGCTGAACAACGAACCGATAGCACTGACGCCGTTTACCAACGCCATATTTAATGCAACCTTTTCGATCGTCTTCAGAACGCTTACACCCCAGTCTTTCCAACTGGCTTTATTATCGTTCAGCATATCGACAAGGTTATTTGTGATGCCGGACAGGGCATTCTGAACACCACTGGCCGCCTGCTGCGAATAATTCGATGCATCATCAACCCAATTAGCCAGCCCGTCCCGCGCACCGCTCATCCAGTCGGCGTTCAATTGGTCAATTTGCTGATAATAATTTTGGTAATCCCCGAGGCGTTGTGACAGTGCTTTATCAAGCTCAGCATTATAACGGTCATAATCCGCCTCGCTTTTAATGTCTCCGCGCTGATATCTTTGCTGTAAATCGGAGCGCTTTTCATTGAACTCGCGCTCAATATCTAGCTGTTCACGCATCCGCTCACGAAATTTGTCACCCTGTCCAGCACCGATAATATCAGCGTTAAGAGAGGCTGAGGCGTTAGCATTTTCGCGCTGAAGGTTGGCGACATACTCAGCCAGTTTTAGATTTTCCTCGTTAGCCTTTTTGACAGCATTTAGGCGGTCAACTTCGGTAGCTAACTGCTCGAGCCGCTGTCGCTGCGTCTCATTTAGTCCTGAAAGTTTTCCATCAGCAATATCAAACTGAATTTTCTGCTGCTCGGTCACTTCAAAAGATTTTTTGCCGATAGTATCAATCAGCGCTATTTGGCGAAGATAATTCTGCTCCGTCGCCTTGAAGGTATTTTCAAGTTTCTTGCCAGAATTGTCGGTTACAGGCTTGCCGTTGACTTCCCCTGAACCAAGTTTAAAGCCAGAACTTGCTGTGCCCAGCACACCAGCAGCGTTGACAGGTAGGGTTGTCTGAAAATCCTTCATATCGCCGAGCCGTTTACGTAATTCATCGAGCTCTTTTCGACGAGAGTCTGTATCCATTCCGATCCGGTTTATATCTGCAAGAACACCCTTATCGTTCAGATCCGCCTCAAGGTTCTTTATACGCCGGGATATTTCAACACGGGATGCATTGGTCGCAAGCTGCTGCCCACCTTGGAAATTTTCTACCAACCTGCCAAGTTCTGATGCTGCCTTGCCAAGCCAGCCCACAAGAGAAGCAACACCACCAACCAGATCTGATAACCCCTGCAAGACTGCCGGATCGGTAAAAGTTTTTTTAAGATCATCAAGACCATTCTGGAGTGGCGATAGGTCAACCTCGCCAGACCTGAAGCAATCTCAACCTTCAGGCCATTCGCCTGCGCCTCCATATCCTGAAATATTTGGCTTACTTTCAGTAAGTCATCAATGGATTTCGAATCTGGTGCAATCCCATAATCTTTAGCGAGCTGAATAAATTGCGTTAATTTCTGGTTGTTATTATCAAAGAGAGGTAATAACTTCGATAAGTCGTTACCTAGACTTTCAAGAATATTAGTCTTTTCAGCGTTTGTATTTATTTTCCCGAGTGCTTCACCAATAGCTAATAGCTGCTTATCAGGAGTAACTTTTGAGAGTTTTTCCGCAGAAAGACCTAATGCATTCAGAGCATCGACTGCTTCACCTGATTTATTCAGAACAGCATCGCCAATTTTGTCCCCGATATCTTTGAAAATATCTGCTATCTGATCTCCAGAAACGCCGGCCTTTTCTGCGGCGAACCGCCAGGCTATCAATTCCTGAGTTGATAGGCGGAGAGACTTTGCCCAACGATCTATTTCTGTAATTTGCTCAGATGTAGATTTGAGCAAAGCAATACCTGCAGAGGAAGCGGCAACTGCAGCACCGGTCGCCGCTGCGCCCATAGCAGCAATGGCAGCACCAGCGGCTTTAACATCCGACTCAACCTGTTTTCGCCATTTTGTTGAAGCGCGTTCGGCTTTGTCCATACCTGAGACAAAACCACCAACCTTGGCGATGAGGTCGATTGTCAATGTGCCGAGTGATTTGCCAGCCATATAACATCCTAAAATAAAAACCCGCCGAAGCGGGTTATATTAAAATAACATGGTAAATTGCTAATTTATGCAAATAAAAACCAACATAACAATTAATTCAGCTCATTTTTGCTATAAAAAATATAGTAAATAAAACCCCTATTATAACTAACAATATCATCATGCATCCTGAAGGACCTTTCACCCTTAATTTGAAAGGGGCGCCACACTTTGGACAAACATCAGCCTTGCTTGATACTTCCGCGCCACATTCTTTACATTTAATGAGTGCCATTTCACCTCCTCATTCAGATTTTGAGAGAATAACAGGGAATTGAACAATGGCAAAACATCAACCTGAATTATCAATTCCAGGCATTCATAGCCTGCTCAAGGGAAATGGGTTGTTCACGAATATGCGGAGCAAAATCACATAGCCTGAAAGCTGGGTCATCTTTGTCACGATTTACGTTAGCCAGCACCGACGCCACCAGCGCGGCACCCCACTCTGTTCGCATCATCGGGTTCAGGCTTCCGTACTGGTTGCGGTATTTGACCCAGAGCTGAAACTCGCGGAAGCTGAGAGCTTCTTGCGCTTCGGCGATTGTCCTCCCACCGATGCCGTTGAGGACGAGTTCACACCAGATTTCGTCTTCTCCGGTAAGCTCGTCTTTCCCAGGTCGTTAACTTCCTGGATTGCCAGCAGTAGCGCGATTGTGAGCTGCCCGTCCAGCGCGCCCCGCTCGGGATCTGCTTCACCCGTGATATCGGCGGGGGTGAATACCGGCTTTCCTTCTTCGTCACAGATGGAAGCGGCAATTCGGCCAGCAACCCCGTCAATATGCCCCTGCGCCGCCATTACATCTGTCATGGCAGTGTAATAGCCCATCGGCCGAATATAGACTGTTGCGGTAAGCTCCTGGCCGCCCTGTTTCCAGGTAATTTCTTTTTCAACCGGGCGCCCGGTAAACGCGCCAGCTTGTTTTAGTGAGTCGAGGGTAAGTTTCATAGCTGTTCCCAATATTAGTGAAATATTACGGGGCCGCAGCCCCGCAAATTAACTGCCTGCCTGCGCTTTTGGGATCCAGACGGCAGAGCCGGAACGCTGGATGGAGGCTGAAGTGGAAACGACGGTGTTAGCTGCGAAGTCGAAAGGGAAATCGGCTACGTACCCCTTAAATACGAACCAGGTACGGTCATCCGGCAGTGCCAGACCGTCTACCGTTCCCGTTGCACCAGAGGCGGCCGCCGTTGGTACTGAGTCACCGTCAGACCAACCAATGGCGAAAGTCAGCGCCTGATCTTCTTCATCGTCAGAAATTGACAGGTTATAAAGCATGATGTGACTGGCGTTTTTGGGGTCAGCGTTTAGTGTCGCCGTTGCCTGGCCGGGCGTGCGTAAGCCGCGTTTGTAGGTGCGGTCAAACTTTTCAGAAAGACAGGTATCCTCGATCTGGTCGGCAGGGTTACTCCCCGGGGTAAAACTGGTGATGCATTCAATTTCGCTCACCGCGCCTTTAGCCAGCACGAAGAGCTGAGTGCCTTGTGTCAATACAGACATGGGAATCTCCGGATATAAAAAAACCGGCTCAGGGCCGGTGCTTGTGGGTTATCGCCTGACTATCCAGTCAACATCGAAGGAGTAGCGGTAGCGCCTAGTTTCAGGGTCTTTTTCCTGTCCTCCCAGGCGCGTTATGTAAGCATGTGGCTCAATGGCGTCCCGCAGCGCGGCGGCCACGGCGATCACCTCATCCACCGTGTCGGCGTAGGCATCTACCTGCAGGGTGAACGAGTCGACATCGGGCCTTTGCTTGAGGTAATTCTCCGGCGAGCCGCTGACGTTCTGCCAGACAACGTAGGGGTAAACAACAGCATCATCCTGGCGGCCGAAGGGATAGAGGCGCACCGGGTCGGTTCCCAGTAACGCCGTTACCGTCGGGCTGGCAGCGCAGACGGAAAAGATGGGCGCGATCATGTTGGCACTCCTTTCTTTTGCGCGCGCTTAATGGCCCGGTCTATAGACTTTTCGTATTCGGTGGCGAACACGTTAACCACTTCGCCAACGCTGCTTTCCGCCGCCGGGCGCATGAAAGGCTGAGCGCGCATTTTCTCGGTACCGAACTCAACCAGGCGCCAGTGTGGGGTCGGCGCGTTCTCGCTGAAGTCAGGATGATTTTTCAGTACGGCGCCGTGCAGCACCCCAATGCGAAAGCCCAGATTGCCGGTTGTTTTGAAAAGCCTGCCGTTCCAGCGCATCGCCACGTTCGCGGCGATGCTACGCCCGGTTTCAGGGTCGTCAATGCGGCTGGCGTTCTCTTTTGCCTTATCGACAATCACGTTGCCGGCGCGACGGAGCGCCGCCCGCCCGCCGCGCCGCCGCAGGTCATCATTTATACTGTCCAGCTTCCCCAGCAGCGAATCGATCCCGATTATGCTGAAATCAATGCCATCAGCCATCGTTAACCCCCCGGGAGCATGGCAGCGTCAGATATTCTCGCCCGGTTTTATCGTCTTCCAGCACGCCCTGAATGTCATAAATGCGTCCACGGTAAAGAATGCGGTGCTTATCCGTGACGTCATCACGCCAGCGGATGGTGATCCGCGTCGTTACCTCGTTCTGACCTGCTTTCGCAGCCACAAAATCCCGCGCGGAGAGGTCTGTAACGTTAGCCCATACTTGAACCACATCCACCCAGCCACTTTCGATCGCGCCGGAGGTTGGGTTTTGTGTTTTTACAGGCTTTTGTAGCAATATACGTTTGTTCAGCTTTCCGGCCTGCATGCTCACCCCCGGAGTTTGCCGCTTAGGTAGGTCGGTACAGGGAAATCAAGCGTTGTCGTTTCGATGTCCTCAGCCAGTGACTGATAAAGCAACGCTACCAGCGCTTCATTTGAGTCCACCAGGCGATTCAGTGCGACGGTCTGCTCCTGCATCGCCTTCGTCTGCTCGGACATTGCTGCTATCAGCAGGCTTACCTGTTGTTCGTTCATAGGCTATTTTCATCCAGTTTTTCAGCCATTCTCTCCTGCGTTCACATCCGGCACACGGCATAACTCCCCCTTAAATAATGGTTGGCCGACGGAGATCGTAGATAAGCATCGTGACGGAGAGCGGCAACTCACCTTGCTGAAGCTTTTCTTCCTCTTCACCACCCCGATTGCGATCCAGCCAGCCCAGTAGCATAAGCAGCGCCGTCTGCGTGCGTCGTAACGGTTCACCTTCGATAAGCGCGCCATCACTGTTGACAATAAGGTCACGGCTTCCCTGGACATAAGCGAGAATAGCGGCGCTGCCGGCCTGAATTTTCAGGGTCAGATCAGCATCTCCGGCATCATCATCTATGCGCAGGTGCTCTTTTGCCTGCAGGAGAGTAACCAGCTCAATCACGTTTTATCCCTCCCGTCGCGCCCGCGCTTGGTCGCAAGCGTCCAGCCTTTCGATCCCGTTTCGCCTGGCTTGTCCTGCGTCTGCTCGTCGCAGTGCCAGAGCGAGCCGCCCCACGTTACCGTGTCGCCTGGCAGGTAGTCCTGGCCGGATTTGAACACGCCTTTATAAATCATGACCGGAACGTCAAACGATTTGGTTTCACTGCTACCGCTGGAACGGTTAACCGTTAGGGTGAAACGCCGTTGCCCGGAACGCTCAACCTCCACGCCCGCCACACCGTCAACCACACATTCCCATCCGCGCATGCCGTGCGTTTTCTCATAAGCACGCCACAAACCGCCGTTATGGGTTGCATAAGAGCCGCGAGGGTAGTTTTTCTCTTCATCAATGAATGGCAGAATTTCCAGCGCCAGCGCATCGCGGCCATCTTCACCATCCCTGCCCGGTTCAGCTGTCGGCAATGCGGCCACGGCTTCGCTAACCAGCGTTTTCACATCCGGAAGAACAGGCATTGACGATGCGACGAGTTGCTCCAGCATCGGTTGCACGTCTTCGGGCGTAAGGCTTTTGCCGTCCTGCGGTACCGGAATGCCAGCGAACGCACTATTCACGGCCTCTTCCACCGCCTGCTTCAGTGCCACCGGATCGTAATCCTTACCGTCTTTCGGCGTTGGTAAGCCGCCAAATGCCTTGTCCACCATCTCCTGCAGCATCGGCTGTACGTCTTCGGGCGTAAGGCTTTTGCCGTCCTGCGGTACCGGAATGCCAGCGACAGCACTGCTTACGGCCTCTTCCACTGCCTGCTTCAGTACCGCCGGATCGTAATCCTTACCGTCTTTCGGTGTTGGTAAGCCGCCGAATGCCTTGTCCACCATCTCCTGCAGCATCGGCTGTACGTCTTCGGGCGTCAGGCTTTTGCCGTCCTGCGGAGCCGGAATTGCGGCAACCGCATCAGTGACCATGGAGGCGATATCAGGCAGTTGAAGAACCTCAGGCGCGGGCAGCGCTGCCACAGCCTCTTCCACCATGGCGGCAAAGTCGGGTGCCGGGACGCTTTTTATTTCTTCCAGTTGCCTGGAAAGCAGGCTCAGCTTTCCATCGTATTCCTGACGCTGCAGATCAAGGCTTTTACGAAACCCTTCACGCATTTCAGCGAGAGCATGACCGAACTCTTCACCAAGCACTTTTATCAGCGTTAATTCGCGTTCATTCATTTGGTAAGCAATCCTCTGAGCATGGCTTTGGCCGCTGATTGCTCAGCGGCAGATAAAGCCTTTCCTTCCTCACTGGCGGGTTGCGATGGTGCAGAAGAACTACTTTTGCCGAATGGATCATCCGAGGCATCGCGGCGGGCCAGCGCGCCAAGGCTGAAGTTCTGCTGCTGAAGGTAAAGCTCATCACCACCAGTAACGGGCGGCAGGTTTTCACTGCGTCGCGCCTCATTAGGCGTCAGGATGGTATTTTTAACGCCTTCGCCCAGCGTTTTTATGCGGCGTTCGCTGTCCATACGCAGCAGCGCACTCACATCGAACTCGGTACCGGTATCACCTTCCAGCTCAAACGCTTCATCCAGCAACAGTTCAATCGACTCGATAAGCGTCTGCAGGCACTGCGAGTAATACTGCTGCTCCAGCGCCTCGATATTGTCGTAGGAGGGAAGCTCGCCTATTCCGGCTTTGTAAGCCGGGACATGGAAAACCGAACAGCTGATTTTCGCGGTCATCTGAAGCTGTTCAACCATCTGAGCATCAGCTGCCGTCATAGCCGTTGGGTTGTATTTGGCGCCATTACTCAGGAGGGCTGTTTTCCCTGCGTTTTCACCCGTATATCCCGTATCCCAGTTGTTTTTCAGGATGCGGGCATTTTCCTCGCTGATACTACCCGGCACTTCAATAACCCCGCTGGGCTTGCCGCCGTTGCGGAAGAAGAAGGCCGCATTTTCCTGAATATGGTGCCCCTGCATCGCTGCCAGGCCAGCAGCATAAATTGGTGAAAGACCGATAAGCGGATGAAAGAGGCAGTTAAACCGGTCGTGGATAATCTCTCGTGCCGGGACTGTCACCCCGGATTCAATACCGGCCATATTATCCGGGTTAATCTGGTAAAAAACGGAACCGTCATCTGCCACCAGCGGAGTGACCTTGTTCCAGTCCAGAATGCGCAGCTCCGTGATTTCCCCGCGGGTATTACGGATCTTCAGGACAACTGTATTCCCGTAGCAAAGCTTGGAGTTAAGCCAGCATTCGAAAAACTGCATCCGGTTTTGGAACGCATTCGGGCGCCTGTAAATTGCGGCAACCTTGCCATTATTGTTTTCTTTCCAGATGCCGTTTGAATCGCGGCGCATCAGCCGCACAGGCATCTTTGCAATATCACTCGCAATCAGCGATATGCAGGAAAACACGGCGTGGAAGGAAAGGACGGTTTTCTCGTTTATTTCCAGGTTACGCTGCCATGCGCCGGCAAAGGGCTCACGGACAAAACTTAGCAGTGAGGTCCAGAGGCCACGGCCTGCGGGTTGCTGCAGCGCCTTTTCTTTTCTCCGGAAAGGATTCCACATCAGCCATTCCCCGCATTATTTTTCTTTTTCCCGCCACCAGCACGCTTTGCGCCGGTGTACTCAGCCTTGCCCAGCAGCACCAGCACCCTCGCGCACTGGTCATCCACGGTTTTTTCATCGCCGGGCTTAGAGTCATGAGTGCGCTGGAGATATCGGATTTTTGCCATGCAAAATGGCGGGGGTTCCCCCGCCCTCCTGTCCTGGTTAGCTGGTCTGGGTGGTGCCGTAGTTCACGCCGGAAATCACGGCGACGGCAGAGGTACGGCGGCGCTTCCAGTTAATCCAGCGTTCGGCGCGGATAGCCACGCTGTTGGTCTGGAACATGGAAACCAGCTCGGTGCCAGTACCATTTACGCTGTCGCCGGTTGGCTCGCTTTGCATTTCGAGCGAGGCTTCGCGGGACATGTCCACGGCAACGCCGCCGTCGTCAGCCAGGTAGATATCCGGCGCGTTAACCAGCACCAGCTGGCTGCCGACATACTGGGAGACGATAACCGGCAGGCCCTGGAAGGTGCCACCCAGCAGCGTCATTTCCGGATACTCTTTCTGGCCCAGCGCGTTCTTGCGCATTGACAGCGCCAGTGCGGTGGTGCTGGACATCAGCCAGACCGCACCGTTCGGCTCCAGGTTGGCATCAACGAATACGCCGAACGCAGCTGCTGCATCATCGTCCGGATTACCGGTAGACGGGATCGCCGTAATGCCGTTAGTAACTGAAGCCGGAGAGACGTTAGTAACTTCAGCTTTGGACGGGTTGATAAAGTCGGTGTCCAGACGGGCAATAACCGCCTCGGCCAGCGCGTTACGCACCAGCGCATCGGCTGCGGGGTTGGAGAAGCGGATCAGTTCATCGGTCAGCACCGCTATTGCGGCTACTTTGGCGAAGCTGAAAGTGATCGACTCAAAGTCGAACTTGGTCAGCGGCTTCGCCTTGCCCTGACCTACCCAGTTCGCTGAACCACCGGAGGTCTGCGCCGGGATGCGGACATTGAAAGGCACCTCGCGCAGTGCAGGGATGCCACCCTGCCCGAAGCGTCCGATAATGGTCTTCGGTCGCAGGAACTCCACGAAATCCTGGGCGTACTCCTGGTATTCAACCAGCGCGCCCGCCCATTTCGGGTCGGTGGTGGTGCCTGCGCCGACAGCCGCCTTCAGGACATGATGCAGTTTCGCATCGTCCGGATACTGCTTACGCGCAATCTCCAGCGCCTCTGAGCGGCTGCCGTTCGCAGCGGCCAGCGCCTTGGCGAAGCGGGCAAAGGCGATGCCTTTTTCCAGCTTCTGCTCTACGCGAATGATGCCCGGCGCGCTGGTCGTTACGACATTCACATCGCCGCCCGCCGCTTTGCTTACCGGTTTGGCAGTCGCAGCGAGGTTACTTTCCATGTCGCGCAGACGCTTCAGGTGCGCATCCACGGATTTGATTTCGGCGGAGGTGTTGTCGTAGCTCTCCTCTTCTTCCATATCAAGCGTACGCCCGGCTTCGGCGGCTTTCGCCATAATGTCGGAGAGAGACGCCGCCAGCGCCGAACGCTTTGCTTCAAAGCTTTTGATTTGTTCTGCGATATTCATCGAACTGTTTCCTTTATTGGTATTGATTTTGGGTGCTGTAGCGCCAGCGGACTGTGTTGCTTTAACCACCGGTTTCTCTTTGCCTGCCGCGGCGAGTAACTGGCGATCGAAGGATTTCACGGTGTTAATGGAACATTCAGCGTTTGCCGGAATGGTCACTGCCGAGACTTCAAGAAGGTCCCAGGACAAAAAGCGGATACCGCCTTCATCCAGGAAGGAATACTCAATCGGCCGGAAGCCGATAGAGAGACCGCGAACCAGCCCCGCCTTAATGGATGCCCAGGCCTCATCGAGGCGGGCGGCCAGCTGGGACGGCATATCCGGGGTGGGTTTCACCAGTTTTGCTGTGATCTCAAGCCCGCCCTTCACCATTTTTGGTGTGCAGGTGCCGATGGGTTGTGAGCGGTCATGCTGCCAGAGGAACGGCGTGTCGCTGCGGAACTTCGCGCCCTCCGGCTCCATGATGTCCCCGTCACGGTCAGGCGAAGGCGTGGAGGCGATGCCGGTAATGATCCGCTCGTCCTCGTTCACCGCCTTAACCGTCATAAGGGTGCATGCGCGATTAAGCGTCATTTAGCTGCCTCCTGAAACGAAAAAACCCGCCGGAGCGGGTCGTTAACTGACGTAACTGTCATATGAAATGCACCTGGTAATCCTGCTTTTTCGCTTCAGGGTTGAGCGCCATGAGCGAAACGCTGTTGAACAGCGCCATCAGCGGGTCAATCTTGCCCTTGCCGCTGGCCTGCTTGGTAATGAGGATGGCGTTACCTTTCGGCTCCACCCGGGCATTACCCACACACCAGGCCATCATCGGTTGCCCGCCATGGATCAGCACACCCTCGGCAAGCTTGCGTTCGGTGGTTTTAATCGCGCCGCCCAGGCGCCAGCCCTGGCTTACACCCACTACTGCATCAGCAGGAATGTCAGCCTCAATCAGGGCATCAAGGATTTGCCCGACACCCGAAGGGTCAATGCCTATCTTGTCGAGCAGTTCGGCAACGTGGACGCGCCGGACGTATTCCGCCACCTCTTCGGTATCCTGCCCCATCCGCTTCACGATGGTCAGGTCGCCTGCCCTCACGAAGTCATTGAACCTGGACTCCTCGCTCTTACGCCGCCGGATGGCTATCTCATGTGCCCAGGCATGGCACCAGCAGAGCCACTCCCGCGTTTCAGCGTCACGCCCGACTGCAGCGAAGCCCAGCAGGTCATCAAGACCACCACCATCGATGCCGACGGTGATCACCTCGGCGCGCCGCAGCAAATCATCAAAACTGACGCGCTGCGCCTGCTGCTCCCATAAATCGACGCCCGCCCAGCGGTCGCTGCGCAGGTTAAGGCCAATTTCAATATTGAGATGCTTCGCCAGGAACTGCTGCAGTGTCCCGTCCGTTTTCGCCTGGTTCTTGCGGAGCTGATCCGCTATCCACTCCGCGCTGACCGAGCGGCCGATGTTCGGGTTGGTGATGTAGAAGTTTTTCGGATCGAGATAAGCCTTGTTTTCCACCATCCGTTCCGGGAACTCGTAAAGGATGCCCAGCGTTTTGGGGTCGTTTATCTTGCCATCACGGACACTGCGCCAGTAATCGAGCCGTTCTTTGAAAACGCCTGCCGGCGGCTCGTCGCTCTGCGTGGTGAGAAATATCACCCAGCCTTCATTACGCGAAACCTGCCCGCCGAGCGCTTCCATAAACATCGCCTCTGCATTGGCGCGCTTGCCGAACAGCCAGAGCTCGTCAACCAGAATACGGCCCGACTTCTTACCTGATACGGTGTCCGTGTCTGCGGCCACCACTTTGAGCGTATTTCGCGTCACCCGGTGCGTAATCGTGCGGATATGGTCCTGGATCTGGAACATATCAGACAGCTCATCGTCGGCGCGTATCATGCCGGCGGCAGGCTTGAAGCTGTTATCGGCAACCTCTTTGGTGGGTGCCAGAATCAGATGCTCTTCGTCCTCTCGCCAGCAGAGGATCAGCGCGGTCAGCATGATGCCCGCTGCGATGGTAGACTTGGTGTTCTTTTTCGATATCAGCAGTCCGTATTCGCGGATGAGCTGGTTGCCTGTTTCGGCGTCGTATCCGCCGAAGATGGCTTTCACGAAGTCGAACACCCATTCTTCAGAGCATTCACCGAAAGCAGGCTTGCCCGGCAGGTCAGAAACCCGCAGTTCACGGAAGATACCCAGCGCCTGTTCCGCCTGATCGGGAAATATAGGCGGCGGAATGATGGACTCGCCGGCAACCAGGCGCGATTCCCAGTCCGTACAGGCTGTAGACCACTGCGCCATAAATTACCCCTTGTTGTTCACGACCAGCTTCGGCGGCGCCATCGCACCAAACTTGCTGGCACCGGAAGCAGCTTTTGCCGCGGCGTTGCGCGCCTCTTTTTTCCCTGTTTCCCCTTTTTTGGGGTGAATATAGGGAAGCATCGCCTTCGCCGCGTCCTTTCTGACGTCAATTTCTTCGGTCGCGTCGTTCATTACGGCCATCAGAAACTTAAGCGGATCGTCGTAAGCACCAGCAGCGGCTGGCGCCAGTGGCACATCATTTTTCTCGGTAGTGTTTACCGTTGGGTTATAAACATTTTTCCGGCAGGCCGGTATGTCATCTGTCTCGATGACTTCCTTTTTTTTACGCTCAATAAACGCGATGACCTCCGGGTCTTTTTGCAAGCTGCGACCCCTTSSMCCTTGGACCGTGCGGATTTCTCAGAATATCCCGCCCTCACCGCCGCATCTTTTTGAGACATACCGGACATCAGCGCGACAGCGAATTTACGCTTTTGCGCTGTTAACATGTTTATACCCTCCAGAGGGGAATTTTTTCTGTGCGTGAGAGGGGGGGCGGTGTCCAGCGCGCTCGATGTTTACTTCCGAACATACCCCCGGGGTGGCTGTCGTCAGAGGCCCACGA